AATCTAAAGGCCGGCGGGTATCTAATTCTTGACAATGCCGAGCGTGCAAAATATGATAAAATCATAAAGGCGATGCGAGCACTGAAATATCCATCAATAACTTTTAAGGAGAAATGGATAACAATGCTCTGGAGGAAAGGGGGATAAAATGGCTATAGGATGGCTCGTAAACCAGGCGGCGGCACAGACATATTTTGATACGGAAAGGCTAAGGACCGACTGCTGGGATGTGATAGGCGCCGAGTCTGCCGGTTCGATACTCCAGGCGAAAGTACTTCTAAACGCATACAACAGGCTTTATTACGATCCGCGTTTCAGCCTGCCGACATACGCCGAGGCAAGCGCATCCGAGCTTGTTATCCTAACAAAAGCGCAGTGTGAGATGGCTTATTATCTCTGTTGCCATCTGAGAGATGAGGACAGACGGAAAGGCATCCAGGCGCAGGCGGTCATAAAAGCAGGGATCATCAAAGAGGATTATTATGCGGACATGCTGATGAGCCTGCCGATTCCACCGTTCGTACTTGCGCTTCTTAAGCCATGGACAAAAGCCAAACATTTCATGGTTACCGATATCGACAGAGACGAGGATGAATGCGTCGATGAGACAGATGTTATAACTTGCGGTGAGGATGAGGGGACATAATGGCAAAGCGATCAGTAGGGCTTATACCGGATAGAAAAGACCTGTCCTTGATAACGAAATTCTATGACAAGATATCAAGACAGATTAAATCCGTTGTTATGGGGCTGCTGCCTGACGGTTATTCAGAAGCCGGTGCGATGCGCGTCAGACGGAAAGTTGAAGCGCTTGTAAACAGGCTCAATGTCTTTGCTTCCGGCTGGACAAGAAAAGCCCTGCGCGATGCTTACAAGAAGGCGCTGAAAATAGGCACAGTCAGGATGCAGGTTTTAGGACTAAAGCCTAATCCGGAGTTTGACAAAAACATCCATAAAAAAACAATCGATACATACAGGGATGATACTTTTGATATACTCGTAAAGGCCAACGCCTCAATAATCGAGAATGTCAATGCGCTGCTTTTCATGGTACGTGCAGCGTCTGAAAAAATGGGGCAATTCCAGGCATGGGATATGCGGGATGAGGTTGTGATATCAAGTCTTATGGACGAGATGATAGCTGCCGGTGAGACAAGGACTGCGGCAAAAAAGGCTGTGCTATCGCATTTTGCAAAGATCATGGGCGATGGCGATTTCATCAATATTAACGGACGCAACTATAACCTTAAAAAATACGCCGAGCTTGTAGGCCGGACAAGGCTCCGGAAGGTGCAGTCACAGGCAACCGTCAACCTTGCAAAACAATACGATAACGATCTGGTTGAGGTGTCGGATCACAGCTCAGAATTCGATGATATCTGCCTTGAATATGAGGGCAATGTTTACAGCCTTTTCGGGAAGACTCCTGGTTATGACGTGCTTCCGGACTATCCACCATGGCATCCAAATTGCGAACATAGTATTTTCCCGACATCAGAAGAGGCGATATCGCTGAGAGGTTAAAATGCCATTTACAATGTTGGAAGTTTACGAGATAGACGATCTGGAAATTCTCTTCTATTCCGGACGAAACAAATATAACCAACTGACATATAAGTCCGTCAAAACCAAAGGCTATATCGATTGGAAGACAAGACTTGTAAGAGACATCGCAGGCGAGGAGACGGTATCGTCTGCAACGATATATATTAACCATCCACGAAAAATCACGCATAAAGACTATATCAAAATTGACGATGTGCGGCACAGTGTGATAAATATGGTTGAGGCAAAAGATTTTAGCGTAAATCATCAGGAGGTATTTATAGCGTGAGCAGCAAGCCTTTCACGATGGATTTTAAGGTCTTTAATGAGGACCTGAAAAAGCTGCTGGAAAAATCCGCACCGAAAGAGATAAAACTAGGGCTGTTTAAAGCGGCATCCGAGATGCTGCACGATGCGGATAAGAAAGAGCCGAAGACTCCGTTTCGGAAAGGTGATCTGCGAGGTGCGAAAATCGTGAAAATAAAAGAGACAGAGAATGAGATATACTCAGAACAGGGATACAATATTGTCTATGCGGCATACCAGCATGAGAAGGAAAAAGGCCCGCAGTCGTCGTACAATCTTCCGGGATCAGGGCCGAAATTCTTGGAAACGAAAATGATGCAATACAAGGAAAACTACATAGAGATCGCAATCAAACATCTCAGGAGGCTCCTGAAATGAGCGCTGCGCCGAACGAGCTGATGCTGGTTGAGGTCGGGAACTGTATTGAGCTTATGACAGGCGGTGCTTTTGTCCTGGGAGATACGCTGCTTATTGGCTGGCGTCCGCAGGATGCGCCTGACAGGGTTGCGGTTGTGTTGGAGCAGGCAGGCGGAGAGGTGCATCCGGATCTGCCGGATCGTGTCGATCTCCACGCACAGGTGTTGACAAGAAGCTATGATTACCATGAGGCGCGTGATGATGCTTATGCGATCTTCCGCGCAATCCACGGTAAATGCTGTGATGCGCTGCCGATTGAGAGTGGCGCGAATTACAAAAATGAAATAATAGACGCAATAGCCGCTCCTGCTTATATCGGGCAGGATGAAAAAGGCAGGTTTGAATTTTCGACAAACTATGTCTGGCTATTCAAGGAGGCTCCGTAGTTGAGCCTCTAAAATAAATGGAGGTATAAAATGGGTCAAGAACTACCTATGGGCGACATATCGTCTGCTGAGCTTGTCTATGGTTACGGCGAGAGCGGGCCTCTAACGCTGAGTCCTTTCTACGGCGCTGTTACACTATCGATCACAGAGACGATGAATGACGTGCAGGAAGAGGCGCACGGTGACGCACCTGTTGATTCCGTGAAAGGCGGAACGGTGATAGAGCTTACGTGTCCGATGGCGCGGTCGTCTCTTGATCAGCTCAAAGTTGCAATCGATGGGCCGATATCCGGAAACGAGATTACGATCAAGAACAAGGCCGGTTGCAATGTAAGAGACAGGGCAAAAGCGGTTGTCATCAAGCCGATGTGCGATGGCGTGCCAAGCAGCGACAAGTCAGGCTGGATACATCTTTATCACTGCTTTCCTTACCGTGCAATCGAACTGACGTATGACAGATCGACACAGAGGGTTTTCAACGTCATTTTCAAAGTATTCGTTAGCCTTGAGAGCGGTCAGGTAGGAGAATTCGGGACAATCGGTGTTAACTAAGGGATCGCAATGAGAGCAAAATTTAAGACAGCAAAAAGTATCTATAAGCCGCTTGAGATCGAAATCGATGACAAGGTCTATGTCTGCAAGAAAATAACCAAAGATTTTCTCGAAAAATTTCTGTCGTACGAGCAAGCCGCGATAGAGGGTGATCTTGATTCGCCATACCAGCAGGCTAATTTTGCATTCGGGATACCGGTAAAAATTCTCCACAAGCTGGACGCTCCTGAGGTGCGCGACATAAACGCCATGGTTCTAAACGCAATAACGGACGCTGAAAAAGTCGAAGCGCAGACAGAAAAAGGCCCAAATTCGGAAAGTCCTGGAGACTCAAGCTAGCGATTATTTGCTCTGAGTTTCCAGGACTCTTCCGTTACAGCGATTTTGAATCTCTGGACTTGAGAGATCTGGAATTCTGGTATATCCAGGCGGAGAAGTTGAGATTGAGCAAAAAACAGAACAGGCTGGTTGAGTACAGGCTGGCTATGCACGGGAAGGCAGAAGATGTCTCGCAAGAGCTGATGCAGATCAAGTGGGGCCTTAAGTCTCTGGATAAGCCTGGAGGAGTAAAATAATGGCCTTTAAAGTCGGTGCGATAGTCTCAAAATTGACGCTGGATAAGTCTGGCTGGACACAAGCCGTTAAATCGGTTGAGAAAGATCAGGAACGCATGCAGCGTATGACGGATAAGACTGCCGCGAAATTCAAAAAAGTCGGCATGGTCATGACCGTTGCTGGCGGCGCCATTGTTGCAGGCATGGCATCGATGGTCAATAAAGCATCTGAAGCTGAGGAAACTTTTGCCAAATTCGGGACAATTTTCAAAGATGTTATGGAAACGGCAGAGCAAAAAGCCAGAGATTTAGCAGACAGTTACGGCCTTTCAACTCTTGCCTCAAAAGATATGCTTGCGGCAACGGGAGATTTGTTGACAGGTCTTGGGATGATGCCAGAGGTTGCTCTTGATCTATCAGAAAAAACTCAACAATTAGCTGTTGACCTTGCATCTTTTACTAACTTTTCCGGAGGAGCTAAAGGAGCATCTGAAGCCCTAACAAAAGCAATGTTAGGAGAAAGGGAAAGTATTAAAAGTTTAGGTATCGTCATAACTGAGGAAATGGTCAAAGAGGAGTTACTTGCTCAAGGAAAAGATAAATTAACAGGACTTGCACAGAAAGAGGCAGCAGCAGAAGCAACTTTGACAATAGCTTATAGACAAAGCCAAAATGCGATAGGAGATTATGAAAGGACTTCTGGTAGTTTAGCAAACCAAAAAAGGCTTTTAAAATCAAGAATAGAGGATTTATCAGTTTCTTTGGGAACTACTCTAATTCCTATTGTTACTTCAATGATTACAAAAATTACAGATGTTGTTAAAAAAATCTCTGATTGGGTGAAAGAAAATCCTAAATTAGCCGAAACGATTGTTAAAATTACTGCTGGTGTAGGAGCTTTGATGTTAGCACTGGGGCCTTTTGTGATGATCATCCCTAAAATTGTAACAGGAATCGGTGACATGAGGAAATCCCTTAAGCTTGCGATTGTTAGAATGAAGGCATTTAAGCTGGCGACTATCGCAGCAGCAGGGCCAATCGTGCTCTTGACTTCCGCTTTAGCGGCGCTTGCTGTTGGTTATATGAAAGTCAAAAAAGCCAAAGATGCGCTGATCGAGGCATCTAAGAGGGAAGCCGACGTAACAGATCGGGTCTTTGCAAAACTCAAAAAAGCAGCCGATGCTGCCGGTGTGACAGAAAGAGAATTTGTAAAGCTGACAAACCAGTATAAGCTGAACGCCGGCGCCATGATGAAGGCCGTCAGAGAGGGAAAGCACGGCGTTGAATGGCAGGAAAAGCTAAGAGACGTTGCAAAAGAATCCGCCGAGGAATATAAAAAACAGAAAGAAGCAACCGATAATCTTGGCGCATCAATGGCGGATCTGACCGGACGATTCCAGGGCTATCTCGACGAGCTGAAAGAGACGAAGGAGGAGACAAAAACCTGGGTTGATTATCTGAAAAGCATAGGTGTCCAGACAATCCAGCAAAAAGAAGACAGAATTAAGGAATTAACTGGATATCTAGAAGATCTCAAAATTGCCTATGAAAATGGAAAATTAAGTCTTGAGGATTATATCAAATCGACAAACAAGGCAACCAAGGAAATTGAAGGACTTTCGGAAACAATTATCGATACGACTCCTTTAGCAGCTAGATCATTTGGTTTGGCATTTGGAAAGATGACGGCAAAGACTTCTGATTTTGCGATTAAAGCAAAAACAAAAGTGATCGAGGTTAAAAATAAATGGGTTGAGATGTCAGAGAGGATCAGAGATGCCTGGACAATGGAGCTTGGCGCTATGCTGTCCGGCTCAAAAAGTTTTAAAGACGCTCTGGCATCGATATGGGATACCATGAAGAACCAGTTTTTTGACGTGATTGCGCAAATGATAAGTAAATGGACGTTTGATTTTATCGGCAATCTTGTTGGCTCTGCAAAAAAAGGATTCGGCACGGTTGTTGATTCTGTGAAAAATCTTGGAAAAGGCATCACCGATACCATCAAAGGATTCTCTGCTGGCGGCATTGCACAAGGCGTTATATCCGGCGCAGTCTCTGGCCTTGTTTCCGGATTGATGGGTGGTTTCCCAAAACACAGCCAGGAACACATGCGGCTTATTCATGAGAATTCCACAAATATCCTGGCAACGCTCCGCACGGATTTCCGAGACAGGCAATACAACTGGTTCCTGGATAGATACGACCGGATGCTTGAGGCGCTCTATGGCGTGATCCCTCGAAAATTCGACCACATAGCTAAGATATTGGGCGTAATAAAAGACAATACAGCACCTATAAAAAACATGATCTCTGCGGCAAGAGGCGCTGTTGTGGATGAGCCGACGCTTGCAGCGCTGCATGGGAGCCCTGCTAATCCTGAGATCGTGACTCCGGTTAGCGGATTGATTGAAAGCTTGAAAGGGATCGGCGGCGGATCGGCAACGCTCAGCCAGAATGTCAATGTCAATATCATGGTAAAAGATCACCTCGACCCGTACTCCGCACAGCGCATTGTCAGAGAACAGATCGTGCCAAGCATGCTGAAGGCTATCGAGGTTAACTCCAGGAATAAGACCAGGATGAGAGAAATTCTGGGGGTGCAGATATGATACTCTATGCAATCACGAATTACATAACCGATAATACGCCTCTTTATTCAAGCTCTGAGGATTCCGTCTACGTGCTTGAGAATCTGCATAACAAACGTCCATCAAAGCCTTTCCGGTTCACGGGCCAGGGATCGCCGGGCAGCCCTGAATGGGTTTGTGTGGATTTGACAGAGAACAGGCTTGTAACATTTGTCGGAATCTTTAACACGAACATGCTCCTTATCGGGTCCGCCGACGAGCTGAGCCTGAAGGCATGTTCCAACATCTGCCGGGGTGAGAGTGGCGCCTGCAACTGGGATGCGCCGGATTTTGAGCGGAGCCTGCTGGCGAGCCAGAAGGCAAACCACAGGAATATCTGTGACAGGTTCTCGCATACAAACCGGTACTGGGATATTGACGTTATCGATCAAGACAATCCGTATCCGGTTGAGATAGGCGAGCTGTTTCTCGGCCAGTGGCGGCAGTTTACAAACGCACGCTTGCAGCCCGGCCAGTCTGACGGGCCTGCGTTTTTCCGGAACGTTAACGTCACTCACTACGGTCAGACCTGGTCATCGGCGTATTCCGAAGCTAGGACGTTTGAGCTTACGATCAAGAACGTCGGCAATCCGGCGCAGGTTTCAGAGCTTGAGGTTTTTCTAAGAGAAGTCCATGACAACGGAGGCCGGTTTGTTTTTATCCCGCGTGATGATCTGGGCTTCTGCTATTATGTTTTCCTACAGAACGAGTCTGACTTTGCGACACAGATAACCAGAGGGCTTACCGGCGAGCTGTATGATTACAGGCTTTCGCTTATAACTCTAACGGAGGGTATCAGGCTGCTATGACGCTTCCGCACAGGGAATGGACTGATATCGAAGTTGTTACGATTCTCTGTCAATCCGATGATAATGATTGCAGCGCGATTGGAAAGTGGACAACCGATCATCTTGTTTACAGAGACGGGAAGGCTGGGTTTTTAGGGCATTACACTCCGCAGGCAAACGTTTACAGGCACTGGCACGCTGTATTCAGGCCGAAAAGCGCAGATTTTGATTTACTCGAAAGCCTGGATCAGTGCCTCGATTATGCTTTCTGGTTTATCCTCACGGAGGAGGGAAACGAGGCTGGAGAGACTAGTTTTGATTTGCACGGTTATATCCTGCATGAGCCGGTTGCTCCGAACGCCTGGGATTTCGAGCTTGTCAATGGAAAATACTATGACGGAGTGAACAACTGGGGCTTCTATCCGCCAGGAAACGGATACGGTTATTTCTACATTTATACTGTGACTATTGCAAATATGCCGTATAGTTACAGGACGTGGACGCCATCTTTTGACGCCGGCTGTCATTCGAATCAATGGCAGGCTGATTTTTTCCGGAACGGCGCAAGAGTCAGGATAGGGGATTTTGCAGGAGGCCAGGCAGAGCCTTTTCCTCCTGGAGATGATTGCACGGCGTGGTTTGAGCCGCAAAAAATAAGGGTTAACTATCTTAACGCTGTCGTCAATTCCATGAGCAGGCGGTGGATTAGAACCGGCACAAATCCAACGCTTATCTTAACCGGGCTTGGATTCTCGCAGGATGACGCTGAGTTAAACGACCAGAGCAGGAGCCCCCAAAATACTCCGGGTTCAAACTGGGAGAGCGTTGTTGATGAGATCGATTTTATAGGCCAGCAGGGACAGGGAACTTTCAACATCACAAGAATCGGCGGGGATTTTACCAATAATTCCGACACGCAGCTAACGATACATAATCTTCCGAATTTGCCAGAAGGCACATACCACATAAGATTAAGAAAAATAAATGTCGGGCCTGGCGCCTGTGTCTCAGACGTTTACTCTTATGCCGGCGACTGGCGCTCAGACGAGAGCGGCCTCTGCACTCAAGGCTCCAGGATGACGCTGCTCGTCCAGGAGAGCGAGCCGAGAGAGGAAGACCTGATTTTTCTGACAGAGTGGCAATTTAAGAAAGGCGATACGACCATAAGCAAATATTTTGCTCCGATAGACATCCGGTCGCCTGATCGGTTCTATGACGGCCGGATAATCACGCACTCAGCGCTTACAAAATCCGTTGATGATGATTCCGGGCTGCCGAATATATCCGACATAACCGTTGACCTTGCAAATGCTGACAAGGAATTCTCGAAACTTATGGCAGAATATACCATCAAAAACCAGATCGTTGCTCTTTATTCTGCATGGAAACATGAGCCGGAAATATGGAAAGAGTATTTTATGCAGATGATTGTTGACGACTGGGAGCTTCAGGGGCCGGTACTTCGAGCAACGTTAAAAGATATAACCCAGAAATACTTCCGGATAACCGTGCCGCGCTACATCATAACGCTTGATGAGTATCCGAATGCCCATGAGTCTGCCGTCGGGAAACCGATGCCTGAGATTATCGGCAGGGCCTATCTTGACGGCGAGCTGAAAGGCGCTGTTGAGGCTTATCTCGTTGATGACGCGACACACAAATACCTTGCAGCTCGCGGATCACTTCATTCGGTGACAGAAGTTTTTAGCGAAAACGTGCTTCAAACCGAAGGCGCCGGAAACGACTATACGATAAGCTATGAGGACGGCGGGCGGACATATATAACTTTTAACGCTGATCAGGGTGATAAAAAAATAACATTCAACTGTAATGGATATATGCTTGCCGATTGGAACAGCGCTAACGGATATGTGCAGAATCCAGCATACGTCATCGCTTTTTTTCTGAGCCTTATAGCAGAGGTGCCTATCAATTTCCTGAGCATGACGTCATTCGATACGCTGGCGGACTTGATGGTTGACTTAGGATGGGATGAGTCGGCATATCTCATACTCCAGGATTTTCAGGATATGGCGACAAAACTCTCAGAGATGCTTTTTACCTATGGAGCGAAATTCTTCCCGGATAACATGGGGCGTTTCAGAGTCGAGAGAAAAGACAAGCACAGCTATGAGTCTGATATCATCATTTTCGATCAGATCGATACGATGGAGCCTGTCACATATATCCAGAATTTGAGGGAACTGGTAAATAGGATTAAGGCCAAATGGCAATATTATCCATGTCACAGCCTCTTTCTTGGCTCTGCCGAAGACATAAGAGAAAGCAGTGTCGATACTTTTGATGTCGAAGTGGAGCCGGAGCAGAGTCCTTTTGAACTGAAATGGACAACGTCAGAGGATGTTATTAATACCAGGATATCAGAAGAGCTTCTGAAAAAAGGATACGGGGACAGGAAGGCGGCTTTTGCAATTTCTATGAATTGGGTTAGAGACTTGAATGTGCTGGATAATTTCCAGCTCCAGGATTTGTTTGCCATCGACATATCCGGCGATGGAACAAGCGGCTATTATTATTATATCGAACAACTATCAATCGATCTTGTCGGCGGTAAGATAGATGTTCTGGCTCCTGATTTACAATGGCTCATCCGGCAGTGTATGATCATCGGAAAAAGCTCAGAACTTGCAGAGCAGTGGGCGGATGCTTCTGAGTGGATGCGGGTATTTGGCTATATTGCAGACTGTACGACTGGGCAGTTTTCAGATGGCGAACCGGTTAAGAAAATATGCAAATGCGGATAACGGAGGGATAAGATGTCAACACGAACCGAACTTTTAAACGGCGCTGATTTTGAGGGCAATGAGGCTTACTGTAATGCTGTTGTTAACGCCATAAAAAATCATTTCCCGATGTCTGACCCTCAAACCAATATGGCCAATCCCGTCTATGGTATTATCTCGGTCGATGAGGATGATAACAGGGTATATCTATATATTGGCGAAAGCGGCGAGCTGTGGCGTGAGATTCTTGTCAGGATTCCGGTTGTCGATGCCTCTCTGGGCGGTGCTCCATCAGACGCTCAGCTTGACGCAATTTTCACATCTCCGGCAGAGATCGGGAACGGCGGCCACAGGTTTGTAAGGGACATCGATTCCGGCGGAGTGCTTTATCACATCGTCTCAGACGGTACGAATTACTGGTATCAGGCAATGACAATGGCGGTCTAAAATGCTTGTGCAGGATGTTATAAAGAAAATCCAGGATGACATCACATCTCTAAACAGGAGAATTTCGAGCGTTTCAGGCGGCAGCGTCATTGATCATGGCACTTTAAGCGGCCTTGCAGATGACGACCATGTGCAGTATCTATTAGCAGACGGAAGCAGAAATCTAAGCTCCTACATAGATATAGACGAGATCGCAGATCCGGGCGCACCGGCGGCGGGCGATGTCAGGTTTTTCGCACACGATGAGCACCTCATAAGTTTAAGTGAGGACGATATATGGTACGATTTGAGCAGCGGCGCATTTAGTGCAAGCTCGCATGTTCACGCCACTATAACCGTGACAGACAAGGGCGGACTCAATATCACGTGGAGCGCAGGTGAGGTATTCGATGCCTTCATTTCCGGCGGCAACCAGATGGTTGATACTACAGCCGAGCCCGTGAATCAGGCGCAGACAGCAAATACCATGAACTGGCTTTTTTACGACCAGACTGCCGGAGACTTAGACAATTCAGCAAACGAGGATGACATAAAGTGGGCTGAAGGTGATTTTCCGGTTGCTGCTATCGGATGCAGCCCGACTGATATCCTCGCCCTTCATCATTTTCCGCTTGGAAACCGGGAACTTCACAACATAAAGCGGGTATTGTTTACAGCGCTTGATGCCGTTGTAAAGGATGGGCTTGTTATTTCAGAACATGCAGGCGGAGGGGCGTTTGACGTGGACTTGTCTGCCGGTACATTTGTGCACCTTGGAATAGACGTCCATACCGTATCGGCCATAGATTCGACTGCAACGAATATCATCCGCTGGTTCCACGATGCCGCCGATAATTGGGCGACTGATACAAATGCTCAGATAGACGCCGCAAATTGGGACGACCCGACAGATGGCGCAGGTATACAGCCAAACGCAAACAACAAATATTACAGAAGCATATTTTATACCGATGGTACGTATATCCACTGGCTGTATCCGCAGGAGGAGTTTAACACTTTAGCGCAGGCCATTGCCGGAGACGATCCAGAGCCGCCGGATTATCTGGCGCATTTTCCAAGCTGCACGGTCGTAATCATGAAGGGAGACGATGCGGCGTTTCCGGCAGCAGGGAGTGACCAGTGGATAGACGTTAGGCCAACATTGGCCGGTGCGAAAATCGGCGGCATTGTGACAGACCACGGGGGATTGTCAGGGCTTGGTGATGATGACCACACGCAGTATCTCCTTGTGTCCGGCGTACGTGCAATGGCCGGCAACCTTGACATGGGCGGAAACCAGATCACAAATGTCGGAAACGTCGATGGCGTTGATGTTTCTGCACATGCCGCACGTCATGAGCTTGGCGGTGCGGATCAAATGAGTATTGACTTAAATGATTTAAGTGATGTAAACGCTGGCGCACCAAACGATGATGATGTTTTGACTTGGGATGATATCGCTGGCGAATGGGTTCCAGCAGCAGGGGGCGGTGGCGGTGGTGTTTCTGAAACTGATATTCAATTTCTTGATAATTTTAATGATGCGTCGCTGCATTGGGGTTGGTGTGATCAGGCAAACAACGGAACAATAGTTGAAGCTTCAAATGTACTGACCCTGGCTGTGGCAAATGGTGTCGATGGTCGGATTGGCGACGCGGGCCGGAATAAAGGCCCACATGTAGCATTGGGCAGCCCTGGTGACCCATTTGAAGTTAAGTGTAAATTGAATTCATATACTGTAAATGATTATACGCACGCAGGGCTTTTTATTTCTGTTGACACATGGATTGGTTATGCCTCTAGTTGGCTCTTTTTTGGTCGTGGGCGTGATAGTGGATTTGGGATGAATGGCTTGGGGGTCTGGGGTAATGGAAATTGGCTGAATACAAACGGTGTTACGACGTTGCCAATATATCTGCGAATTAGATTATCAGCTCTGAATTTAGCTTGTGGTTGCTATACCATGGATTATAGTACGGATGATATTACATACACTAATTTAAGAACCGCAACAATTTCTAATGATCTTTTTTCTAACTATAAAGACGGACTGTGCATTGGATTATTTTGTCGTAATGGGGTTGGAACGACAACCTATAACGCAATTTCAGCGCCGTTTGATTGGTACTACCAACGGCGCAGCTTTGGGCCAGGATGATGATTTTAAGTGGTCACGCAACATTCCCCGATAATATGCTTATGATTGGAATTTAATTGGAGGCAAAAATGAAAATTAACCTAACACACAAACTAAAAACATTGGATGGCGAAGAGCTGAAAGGACAGGGCAACAAACCGCTGCTCCTAAAGACAATCCTCATCAATGCGCTCCTTGATCCATCAGAGTCCAAGGGTATCGCCGGCGAGGAAAAGCTAAAAAGATACAACTTAGCGTCCGACATCCAGGCTGCAACCAAATACATTGTCCTCAGTATCGACGATACAAAACTATTAAAAGACCTGGTCGGCAAAGTTTACACTCCGCTTATTGTCGGCCAGGCTTGGAACGTGCTTGAGAAAGGAAGCGAATAGCGTGGACAAGGAAGAAGCAAGACGCCGGGCGATAAAGGGACGCGACCTGTTCAACGAGCAGCTTACGCCGCTGCGTGATGAGTATCCGGAATACAAGAAGGTGCAGGATGTTATGAATCGAGATATCAACAAGATCATATATCCTGATCCGCCTCCTCCGCCTCCTCCGCCGCCCGTGAAACACAAGCTCGATCGAAAAAAGGTGTACCAGATTGATATCCACAAACCTGAGACTAAGGCTCTCTCGCCATGCTTGATGCCTAGCTTTGGGTTCCACCAGGAACTCACAGACGATGATGCCGAGAAATTTGCTGACAGGTTCGCCGAGGAAGGATGGGGGAATTTTATGCGGCTTTTCGTTGCCGGCAACTGGGAGCCGAAACTGAAAGTGTCGAAACCGTATCTGAAAGATTCCGGTAAATTCAACCTCGAAAAAAAGAATCAAACACATTTTGATTCTCTCTGGCGAAGGGCCGGATATTTTGCTGAGCGTGACATATATCCTATGTTCACGCTGCTAGACGGTGCATCGCTTCATTGGGACAGGCCGGGGTTCTGGCGCACGCACTGGATGAACGGAAACAATAACGTAAACGGCACGCACACAAGCTGGCACTCGCAGACTCATTGGATGGACGAGAAGCATCAGAATGATCATGAGTTTATGCAGACGAAGAAATATTTACTGGAACTCTATGAGTACGTGCTTTTAGAAGCCAAGCGACATTTTGGGAAATTTTTCCTAATCGAGATTGGCAATGAGATTGACGCTAGAATAGATTATCATAAATTTATGCGGCTGTTTTGCAACAAGACACTTGGGCAGGGCAACCTTGACCGGCGGGTATTCACGTCTATGTTACGGGAGAATGAGAATTTTTACAACTCGGCCGTAAAGCATTCCTGCATCCGCATACTGCACAACGTCAAGGATTATAAGAGCTATCTGGATAGGAAACATATCTTCGGTTCTGGCACTCACATGGTGAGCCAGGACGGGCAGATGCCGTTTGTGACTGTCGCTGAAACGAAAGACAATGTGCGCAAGATCCTGGAGAGCGACTCAAAAGGATATGAAGGGAATCTCAGGCCGCTGCTTGAGTTGAAGAATGGCAAATGGGTCAACGTGGGATATGAGGCTGACTGGAGTTTGAGCAGCCTTGAGTATCAGTTGTTTCGTGCTTACGGTGACGCTTTTTCGGAATATCTCGGATAATTCTCGTTTTTTTTCAATTATTTTCACTTTTTTTAAAGTTTTTTCCCTCCAAACCACAACATATTGTGGTCTAAAAAAAGCATACTATATACAGCTTGACAGGAGTTTGGTAATACTTTATTATTTGGATATGGAGACACAATGAGAAAGAGAATGACAGATGCTCAGAGGGGATCCAAAAAACTTGTTACTTATATCAGGCGGACTCTCAAAAATTATCCAGACTTAAAAATCTTAGGCTCATGCTCAGTTGATTGGTATGGAACAAAAGTTGAAATTATTGACCTTAAACATAAAAGGATTGGAGATGATAGATTTGCAGAATTTTTTGAGCTTAATTTTTGTCCTCCAATGATGGGAGAAACCTGGACTTTTGTTTATAACAACGAGAGATTAAAATTGTTTCAAATTGCTAGGCTGATAATTGCATCTAGGCAAAATTAAAATTTAGAGAGATTTTAGAATGAGACAAATAAAGGAGGAAAGAATGAGACTAATCACTTATTATGCTTTTGCCAAAAACAGTGACGGCAAGATTGAGCAATTGTTTGTTAAGAGGGGGCGTGAAAATTCCCAAGAATGGACGGGCAAGATTTACAAATCTGTAAAAGAAGCTGAACAAGATATGATTAATCTGAATGTGAGATAGCGTGATGAAAAAACTCAAAGTCTCTGAAAAAAAAGCTCTGTGGGAAGCGCTTGTCATCAAGCATTATAACCATGAATTCCCGAAACTCTACCGGATCAAATTCTGCAAGACCGGGTTTGTCAGGAACGCCATATGGCAATATGCTTCGACACATTTCCCGACGCTTGTCAGAATGTTTGATGTCGAGGTTCGCAGGCGGGAGAGGGAAGGTGAGAAATGAAATATCCTAAAATGGGAGGTAAAAAATGGGAATTTTCAAAGAAGTAACGAAAGATGCTTTGAAAAATGCTTTTGGGATTGGGAAATCAAAAAAAGGTAGAATTTGTATATTCTGTAAATCAATCCACGAAGAAGATAATGACTTTTGGTGGCCGATTGAGGCAGAAGATATTTGTTTAAGCTGCTTTCGTGCTGGCGTGATTTGGGCCTGTCATGAAGCTCATAAAGAAAAATAATTCTTATAGGAAGGACAAAAAATGAAACGCCCAAAATTTTACTGTGTCATTGAATTTTGGCCAAAAGAATTAGAGGATGCAGTAACGGAATATTGCAGCTCGGTTCTCAAGATGACGTACGAGGAAAAGAGGAAGCAGGTGCTTGATAATTTCAGGGAAAAATTATTTGAATCCGTCAGAGAATATAACCGGGTAAAAAAGGAAATGAGCGAATGAGAAAAGTTGGCCGGCCAAGAAAATTCACGTCGACAATACATATCAACATCCGGGCAGACGAGGCGCTTAAACAGGCGCTTGAATCGTATGCCAAGCAGCATAAAAAGAACGTATCCGAAGTTGTGAGGGATGCGGTTTATTATTATTTGAGATCCCATGCAAGTCATTACAATGATGACGATGGGATTTTGAGGGAGCGGAAACTTTAAATTGGATATTGACAATGAGAAATGGTTGTTTTACTATATATATACTATATGAACTTCATACCATAAGGAGCTTGAGCTATGATAGATGTATCATTAATCATTCCACGCCTGATGGGCGTTAATTTCACTCGTCTCTTAAAATCGCTTAAAACAAACAAATATCGCATTGCGCGCGATTGTGGATTAAGCTGGCGAACACTTCGAAACTGGGAAAGAGGAATTGCTAAACCATCAAAAGAAAACGCTGAAATTGTTGGAAAGCATTTGGGTTTAATAAGCGATGAGGAAAATGAAAAGATAAAACTGAGGAAGAAAATAGAAGAGCTTGATAAAAGATTAAGAAAATTGGAATGAATAAAAAGGCATACCCCTGCATAAACAGGGGTTATTAGGAGACATAGCCGAGGAGGACCGGCTTCTCCAAATATAGCCAAAAAAAATAAATTTGTCAAGGAGGACCTAATGACTACGGTAACAATCAAGGATATTAAAAAATCATTCAGGGAAAAACAAAAAGCATTGGAAGAAATGTTTAATCTTTTTCCCGGCGCAATTTATGAGCTTAGTTGCAATTCTTTCAATGAACGAAGATATGAAAATTTTAAAGTTTGCATAAAACCTGAAGATTTTACTCCAATTGCTCATGATTATTATATTGATAGGCTAGACTTATTTGACTTTAATAGACCTATTATAATTGAAAAATCAAGCTGGATGTGGAATTCAAATTTTATTGAGATCTTTTTTTATTGGAAAAAGAAATGCAACTTTTATTACGACGGGAAAAAATGTTCTACCTTTACACAAATTCAACTAAAACCCAATAAAATTTCATGCGGTTTAAAAAACTGGAAGAAAAGATATTCTTATTTTTTGCATCTAATGGACGAAAATAATGACAAAGAATTAATTAAGAGGTATCGTCAAAAAATCCAAGAAATAAACAAAGAGGTAAAAAGATGGGAAGAAGCAATTAAAGGAGTTGGAAAAATCAAATTATAAGGAGGCATAAGATGAAAAAAACCATCGGCGATTTTATTCTTGATTCTCTGGATTGCCAGGGGCTCGTCAAAAATCTGGAATGGCTCAAAAAACAGCAGCGCAAAGGCTATCTATGCGATGACTGCGGCCAGTATTATGATGAGTGCGATATTTTAAACATCGACGGCAGCTATCTCTGCGTGAGCTGTGCGGACGATCGAGACTTGATCAGAGAAGAGGAGAAAAAATTTCATCGCAAAGGAGGACTATGATGAAAGAAAAAAAAGAAAATCGATTAGCAATGATTGTCAAGGACAGCGGTCTTGTAGAATCTAAAGCAAAGATTTTGCTTGAGAATTTTAGCAATTATTTTGAGATTGCTGCTGATTGGGAAAAGAAAGCCAAGATGATTGTTGTAACAAATGCAAATCAAATGGCTGAGATGAAAATGGCAAGAACAGGCCGATTATTTCTTCGAGAAAAAAGAATTGCCATAGAAAAAACTCGGAAACAACTGAAAGAACAGTCTCTGCGAGAAGGAAAGGCGATAGATGGAATTGCCAATATTCTAAAGGCTCTAATTGTTCCCATCGAAGAATATCTAGAAAGACAAGAGAAGTTTGTTGAAATTAAAGCAGCGGAAGAAGCAGAAAGAAAAAGAATTGAAGTTGAAAAGAAAGTTGAACAAGAACGGATTGCCAAAGAAAAAGCTGAAGCTGAAGAAAGAGAGCGAATTAAAAGGGAGAATGAGAGATTGCGAAAAGAGGCTGAAGAAAAAGAACGGGAAATAGCTAGGGAACGAGCAGAGAGGGAGCGACAAGTTAAGATCATAGCAGAACAAAAAGCCAAGGCCGAGGCTGAGAGGAAGAAGGCTGAAAAGGAAAGAGAGGAAAGCCGCAAGCTAAAAGAGCGGCTTGCAAATATGATTGAGTGCCCCTTTTGTCATAGAAAATTCAGCCTAAATGACCATCACAAGGGAGGACTATGATGGAAGAGCAAAAAAAGACGAAAGAAAAAACGGTTAAAAAGGAATTAATCTACGAGAAAATTCCGGCGATCATGGCAGACGTCCAGACAATCGGAAAGGACAGGAAGAACGTCCAGCAAAAATATTCTTTTCGCGGCATTGATGACGTGTACAACGAGGTGCATAAGATATTCGCAAAACACAAAGTGTTCACAGTCCCGGAAGTTCTGGACGCCAAGCACGAGGAGAGAACGAGCCGGAGCGGCGGCGTTTTGATCTACCGGATCTACACGATTCGTTACCGGTTTTATGCGTCCGACGGAAGCTATGTTGACTCGGTTGTTATCGGCGAGGGAATGGACAGTGGTGACAAGGCCGGAAACAAGGCGCTCTCTGTGGCGCACAAATATGCGCTCTTGCAGATGCTGCTTGTGCCGACGGACGACGCGAAGGACCCGGAAAACGAGAGTCATGAAATCAATGGCAAACCGAAACCAATCAAGCCGCAAACTAGCCATCGAGCCGATCCGCTGGATGAGGCTATCTATGATGATTATGATGATGAAGCTCGGAAAGAATCGTTCAGGACGATAACAATTACGTTGAGCGACGGTACTAAAAAGCGCGTCTCCAAATTCGAGGCGCTTGATTATTTCGCAAAAATCAAGGAAGTACTCGGCAAAGAAGCGTATTACGAGATTCTTGGCAACGCCGGATACGAGAAATCAAACCAGGTGCCGGCAAAAGAGATACCAAAAATCTATGCGCAGATGATCGAAGCATACAGGGGGACATGATGGGAAAATCAAAAGCACACATCCAATACAGGCTGGCTGATGGAACGAGAGTGCCTGGCGTTACGACGATAACCGGCTCTCAGCTCGGTTGGAACAAACAGGTATTAGTAAATTGGGCTAACCGCATAGGATTGGAAGGCATTGACTCAAAGCGATACAAAGACGATAAAGCTGAAATCGGGACGCTGGCGCATGCGATGGTTACCGATTGGCTGCTTGGAATTGAAACCGATACTAGCGATTATTCCAAAAACCAGATAACGGCGGCGGAGAATTCGGCGCTTAGTTTTTTCGAATGGATAAGAAACAAGAAAATCAAGCCGGTGTCGATTGAAGTCCCGCTTATCAGTGAAAAATATCGGTATGGCGGAACGCCAGATATCTATGCAAACATCGATGGGCAATTGGAGTTGATTGACCTTAAAACCGGGTCCGGCATCTATGACGAAATGGTCATCCAGGTGGAAGCGTATGCAAGGCTGCTTGAAGAGGCTGGTAGTGAAGTGCAGTTTGTCCGGATACTCAACATTCCGCGCACAGAGGATGAGACGTTTATGGAGCGTACGGTTGGAAAGAGGACGCGAGAGACGGCATGGAAGATATTCGCTAACTGCCTCAAGAATTACCAGTTGCAGAGAAAATTGAAAAAAGAGTTTTGAGATGACAAGACGAGCCGCCTCCTTCATCCAGATTTTCCCCTCCTTTTTTTGGCTATATCGGAGGCGGCTCTCTTGTTTTTTTTGCTTGACAAACGTGGTGTGATTTTGTAGGATTTAAGTGCGATGAGCCTAGAAAATGAAACAAGAAAAAAATAAGGCCTCCGGTCTATGCGTCTGTCTTTCTTCCCATCCGGGAAAACTAGGCTCATCCAAGGCGTTAACCGGAGGCTTTTTTTATATTAAAAGGAAATATTGATGGCAATATCTAAAAAGCTGCGATTTGAAGTTTTTAAAAGAGATGGATTTCAATGTCAATATTGCGGGAAAACTCCACCTGAGACAACACTTGAAATAGATCACATAAACCCTAAATCCAAAAAAGGAAAGGACGATATAAACAATCTTATTACTGCCTGTTTTGATTGCAATCGAGGTAAAGGTGGAATCCCACTTAAAAAAATTCCTAATTCATTAATTGAAAATTTAGAAATTTTAAAAGAAAAAGAACTTCAAATCAAAGAATATAATAAGTTTTTAGAGAAAATTGAGAAAAGATTACAAGCCGACATTGATGAAATTGATGAAATTTATCATTCATATTTTAAAAAATGGTGGCTTTCTGAATCATTTCAGAAAACTTCATTAAAGCGATTCCTTAAATCTCTTCCCAAACAAGAGGTGAAAGATGCAATGGAATTAGCTTGTTCAAAAATGTTGCATAAACCATGGAATCCAGAAGATAAGGCAATTAAATATTTTTGTGGAATTTGTTGGAAGAAAATAAAAGGGAATTAGAAAAATGGCGAGGGGTAGAATGATAGATAAGCGAGTAAGTAATTCAAAGAAAATTGCTAAAGTTTTAGATAAAACAAAAGTTATGTGGTTTATGATTCTACCACATTTAGATAGAGAAGGAAGAATAGCCTTTGATGATTTAGAGGATTTAAAAATTGAAATAATTCCATATTTTAATTGGACAATAAAAAAAATTGCAGACACTTTAAATGAATTGGCTGAAATTGGATTAATAAAAATATACCCAAATAATGATAAAATTGCCATTCAATATGAAAAATTTGAAGATTTCCAAATTGGACTTAGAAAAGATAGAGAAGCTCAATCTGAGGTTGCTCCATATGAGGTGGCTCCGGCGTCCTCCGGAGACTTCCGGATTTTGCCCCCTAAGTTTAAGTTAAAGGAAGTTAAAGGAAGGAAGGAAGGAATAGAAGAAAAGATGCCAATACTTTTTAACTTTGAAGCTGAAACATTTGAAAACATAAAAGAAAAAGATTTGTCTCGCTGGAAGAAAACTTATCCTGCATGTGATGTTGAACAAGAGTTGCTTTATATGGGCGATTGGCTCATTGCCAATCCGGCAAAAAGAAAATCTAACTATGCGCGCTTTATATCAAACTGGTTGCGGCGGACTCAGGATTCCGGCGGCACGAAAAAGAAGCAGAGGGAGGATGGTGATTCCTGGGCGAAAAACAAAGCTGAACAGCTAAAAAAGGAGGGTTTATTATAATGCAAATAGTTGATCCATTCAGGTTTGATTGTTTAGTGAAAGACATTGAGCAATACTTTCGCTTGGATTATACGAGCTTTCAGAAAGAAAAAATGTACCAGAAGCTGAAATTCCATGATGAAAAGTTTTTGAAAAAAGCCGTCGATTATCTTATTGAGATGCACCCGTATAAGCGGCTTCCCCTCATAGCTGAAATAAGGCAAGCGATTGAGCAAGTGTCTATTGAACGCTCAGACGCAAGGATTGAGGAGTTAGAAGACCAATATTGCGAGTATTGTAATAACATCGGTGGAGTGATCCGGGAGAAGAATGGATACGATGTTTTTTTTCCGTGCATGCGCTGCAGAAAAGGGAAGCAATATCAGAAAAATTTTGAGAGAGAATTCCAGAAAAGCGTTTTGAAAAAAACCGGGGTATTAAAGGAGGATTGAAATGAGCTTAGGACTAGCATTATTTTTAATCGGCGTCGCATTATTTGTGGGTATGTTTGCTGGGATTTTAATTACTGCTTTATGCTGTGTTAGCAAGTTATCGGATCAAGATGATTATGAGCGGAAGCTTAGGGATCTTGTGGATAAGGAAATATGAAATGAGCATAAAAACATCAATCGGCTGGACGGACATTTCCTGGAATCCGATACGCGGCATCTGTCCCGGGAGTTGCTGGTTTTGCTACGCTAGAAAGTTTTACAAACGGTTTGGCTGGAATCCTGAATTGAGGCTGGATCTACAGGAACACAAGCTTAGAAAAATACCGGATGGTTCCAAAGTTTTTGTGTGCTCAACAAACGACCTGTTTCATCACGCTGTAAAGCCTGGCTGGAGAGCAAGGGTATTCGAGGCTATCGAGCGATATCCAAAGCTGACATTTCAAGTGTTGACAAAGTATCCTGAGAATGCCGGCGGCGGGATTATTCTCGGCAACGTCTGGCTTGGAATTTCTCTGACAGGTAAAGCGACAGCTGACGGAAACTGGCAGCGGTTCAAGAATTTCCAGAGAGTTTGGGCGCCGGTGAAATTCATCTCTTTTGAGCCGATGATGAGCAGGTCGTGCTATTCGCTTGAGGGTATAGACTGGGTTATCATCGGTGCGCTGACGGGGTATGGGAAAAAATTACAGCCGGAGAGGGCGTGGATCAAGAGCTATATTGACAGGTGCGCGGTTCTGGATATACCGGTATTTCTGAAAGAGAATTTGAGGGATATTTGGGGGGAAGAATTAATTCAAGAGTTTCCGGTAGTGAGAAAGGAGGAATAAAATGAAAAAACAAGATATAACATTTGAGATTGTCGACCTAGCAGAACAGATTGCCAAGCACTGGAAGATGGAGATTTATCGGGGATGTTGGATAAAAATTGGCGGTGAAGTTCAACTCATAACATCTACTTGTGACGATTACTTTTTTACGGGTTGTAATTGCTTTAAAAACCGATGGGCAAATAGAAAAGGAAGTGGAGTCCCTATTCCGTCGATTTCAGATGTTTATTCTCTGGTAAACTCAAAGGGATACACTATTGATGCAATCCAAGACCATGACAATATGGTTAACAAACAATTCAATGAAGTTAATATTATTCATACTAATTTAACAGAGGGATGGCGAGGTATAGGTAAAAACATTCATGAGGCTTTCTTGGGTGCGTTATTAGCCATGTTCCAAGGGGAAAATAGTGAGAGATAAAAAGGGTCGATTCCTGAGTGGTCATTCGGGCTATGGTGGAAAATCTGATAAGCCATATCGAGATAAACAATGGTTGAAAAAACAATATAAGAAAAAGAAATTATCAACTCACCAAATAGCAGAATTGTGTGGGGCAGACCAGGCAACTATTCGCTATTGGATGACGAAATTTAACATTAAAGTGCGAAATCCAAAAAAGGGAATCCACACATTTTATAAAAAGAACAAATCTCCCCTACGAAAAGAGAGGGTGATTAATCACTTTGGATATATAGAACTCCACGACACAAAACATGGCTCTCGAAATAAAAGTAGAAACAAAATCCTTGAACACAGATTAATTGCCGAGAAAGTATTGGGTCGTCCATTAAAAAAAGGTGAAGTTGTCCACCATGTAAATGGTAATAAATGGGACAATCGGAATAAAAATCTTTTAATTTGTTCAGCGAGGTATCATCAATGGTTACACAACAGAATGTCACGTCTTTATATGCAAGAACACTTTGCTTTACTTGGAGGTGCTGAAAAAGGAGGAATGAAATGAGCGTTTACATTTGCGGTAATTGCATGTTCGCAGAAAACCACATGAATTCGTCCGACATAATTTATTGCTGGCTCCTAAAGCGGATTTTAAAGGTCAATGATTATCCTTGTGCGAGATTCAAGAGCGTGAAAAAGGGGATGGAGGATGAGGCTAAATAAAGACCAGAAATATTTCCTCGTCGTCGTAACAATATTCACAGCGTTTATCCTCGGCATGCTTTTGGGCTCGCTAATAACCTGGCGGCACGTGCAGTTTGAGCAGCGCAGTATCCGCATGGAGATCGAGGCGATAAAGCATACGACGGAATTAGTGGAGCAGTTAGATAGGAGTTTGACAATTTATACCGAGCAGCTTGAGGGCTTGCTTGAAAATTTACAAACGAGGAGGTGATTAAGAGATGCCATCAATAGCGGAAATGGTTATCACTGTCGGGCTTGTGACTCAGTTTCTGAAGACAGCGCTTGCGAAAGTGAACGTCGTTGTCGAGAAAACGGCGGCGGTCGTGCTTTCGGTCGTTGCGTCCTGCGGCGTTGTGGCGTATCACTGGATTCTCTCCGGCGATGCGTTTAACGTCGGGCTTATTGCGCTTGTCATCCAGGTTGCGATTGGTGCGAACGCTGGATATGGGTTGTTGAAAGTCGCAAGGTCAAGGTAAAGGATCTGGTTTTAAGGGAATGGGGTGGGAGAAATAAGGAGACATAAAATGAAACAAAAAGAAGTATCTATTTCGGCTCCAAATTTTGGAGTGGGTATTTTCAAAATCAAAGGAACGTCGCCGCTTGTTATGAATAAATTCAGCAAAAAGTCAAGAGAGCAAATACGCACAAATCAAAAAGCTGGCAGTCGTGCGAAAAAAGGCAAAAAGAAAGAACCGAAAGATTTTGAAAAATGCTATGAAGAGGCTTTCCACAGAAGCGAGGAAGGATGGGTAGGCATGCCGGCAGCGGCCTTTAGGGCGGCTATGGTTTCGGCTTGCCGCTTAGTTGGATTCGAGATGACGAAAGCGAAATTGGCTTTATTTGTTGAACCAGATGGAATTGACGCTGATGACAGAATGCCGTTAGTTAGAATTCATGGTGAACCCAAGCAATTAGAAAGCCATGTTAGGCTTCCGGGTTCGACTGACATCAGAATACGCCCGGTTTTTAACGAATGGTCGGCGCAGATTTGCGTTAAATTCGATGCAGATCTGTTTTCGGAAGAAGATGTCGCGAACCTGTTGATGAGAGCCGGGTTACAAGTGGGCATCGGCGAAGGCCGTCCAGACAGCAAGAAAAGCACTGGTTTAGGCTGGGGTTTGTTTGAAATCGCTTAGTCTTTTGAACTATGAGGCAGGCGAGGCCTGGTGAGGCATGGCGAGGCGGGGTCAGGCAAGGCAAGGTCTGGCAGGGTATGGCATGGCAGGCAAGGCAAGGCGAGGAAAGGCCCGGCGAGGCGAGGCCCGGCAAGGCACGGCAGGCTTGGCGAGGCGGGGTAAGGCACGGCGTGGTTGGGCACGGCGTGGTTCGGTAAGGCAAGGCAGGCGAGGTATGGCTAGGCTGGGTTTGGCAAGGTGAGGCATGGCATGGCAAGGCAAGGCAAAAAATTAAATTAAGGAGGATTAAATGAAAAACATTTACAAAGCTGCGAAAGGAGCGCAGTTTACGGACAAGAAGGCGCAGATATTCGGCGAATTCATTGACCGGTTATCGCGGAAAACGAAAAACTCTGTAGATCCAGACGACATTATCAACGCGGCAAGAGATGAAAAATCTCCGATTCATGATTTTTTCGAATGGGACGATTCTATTGCCGCCGAGATGTACAGGAAACATCAAGCAAGACACATGATTAGTCATATCAATGTTATAGTTGTATCAGACGGTGAGGAAAAACCTATCAGAGCTTTCATGAACGTTGAATATCTCGACAAAAAAAACACCTATGTCCCAACTCGGATAGTGGCGAAAACACAGGACTTGAGATCACAGATTATCAAGAAGGCACTCGACGAGGAATACAAGGAGCTGGATAAGATTTTCGGCGCAATTAAAGAGGTACAAAAGAAATTAAAAATGTAATGAGTTTTTTGATCTTGGTGATTGAGAGGAGGTGATATAGAGAAAGAAAGGCATGAGGATATTTTCACAACCAGAGAGGGAGCTTGAGAAGGTGCTCCCTCTTTCACTTTTTGGTTGACAAATCCCATTCCAATATTTTAGGCTTATGGAGGACAGTATGTTAGAGGCAAAAAAAAGGGAGCGTATGGTCGAATATGCGCTCTCGTTTCTCGGTACTCCGTATTATTGGGGCGGTGATGACAGTTTTTTCATGGACTGTTCCGGTTTCCTGATAGAGGTCGGCAAGTCAATCGGCCTGCATCCGCACAAATACGACAACAACGCTCATGGCTTATGGGAGTATTTCCGGAAAGGCGAGCGTGAGGTTGACGAGGCAACACAACCGGGCGATCACGTTTTTTATTTCAAGGACGATTATGCGGCACACGTCGAGCTTGCGGTTAACGAGTCGCAGGTTATCGGCGCATCCGGCGGCGGCAGGCCGCAGTTTGACTTGTACTACGAGATGAAGAAAGATCCGCATCTCAGCGCTCATTACGGCCAATATTCGAGGGAGGAATTTTATGCTGAGTGCATGGACGACTACAGCATCAAGCAACTCAAGCATTTCCTCATCATGGACGAGGCCATCCGGCGCAACGCATTCATCAAGATCCGGCCGATAGGGTACAGGCCGAAATACAAGGTCTGCGATCCGTTTAAATTTATGGAGATATGAGATGGCTAAAGATTTTTCAAACGAGAGAATGAATTTGCATTGTAGAAAATGCGGATTTATAACAGTCCTGTCTGTGCGTCGCACGCAGACAGATCTACAGATAAGTAATGATGATAAGGATTTATCTCCTTGTCCTAATTGTGGGGGAAAAAGTTTTATCACAGGGGGTTTAATTGTAACGGAGAAAGTTAAATGAATTGGAGAAAAACTTGACGCCTGATATCGATAATATCATGAAGCTTTTACTAGAGGCCATCGAGGCATGGAAAAAAATTGAGGAGAACATCAATGCTGAAACCAACAGAAGGCGAAGGAAACGGCTTCTCAAGGCATGCAAAAAAGCGCTTAAAACTGGCGCGGATAAAGACCTGGCTGCTGTGCGCAAGCATCTGTTTCTCATTGCTCGCCGCTAGCTGCACGCAATACGACCCGGCGCTTTATCCGTCGTATGACGTGCTTGTGCCGGGAATCGAGGTGCTTGCGAATCCGTTCGGGACAACGCCTGACGGGTATTACAAAGTGAATGCTGAATTCCTGCAATGGGTGCAGGAGCTGCAAGCGGAGATTGTCAAGCTCAGGAAGATGCTGAAATGACAACGCTGAATTGGACGGCGATAATCGTTGCGATAATAGCGCTTATCGGGACGCTGACGAATGCGGTGTTTTTTTACAAGGCAAAGAAATACGAGAAAAAGAATAACAAGAATCCGGGGAATCCTGGTAATGCCGGGTTTTTGTGTTATACTCATGGTGAGCGGCTTTTGAAAATCGAGATAAAAAATGATAGAATCTGTCGTGAGTTAAAAGATTTAAGACAAGAAGTTAAGGATATCAAAAACAAGATGAATGGCTAGGAAAACGACGCTTGTTGTATTTTTGACATCAACGTGCAATTATAAGAAAGGGCAAAAGAAAAGGGTATGCTCAAGGATTGCTAAAATATGGGAAAGAAAAAGAATAGTGAAAATCATACAGCCTCCAAAGAAAGAAGCTTAAATCCACAACAGGATCAGTTTTGCCAGGAATACGTTATTGACTTCAATGCTACGCGTGCGGCAGAGCGTGCAAAGTACAGCAAAAAAACGGCTTATGCCATCGGTTCTAATCTATTGAAAAAAGTTGAGGTGCAGAAAAGAATCGAATATTACAAGAAACAATTACTGCAAAACGCCGACATTACAAAAGAACAAATTTTAAACGAGCTAAAGATCATGGGCTTCTCTGATTTTGCCGACGTCCTGAAAACCAACAAAGGATACATAACACTCCAAGAATTCGAACGCTTGCCGCCACAGGTGACGCGGGCAATCAAGTCGTTTGAGTTTGATGGCAAGAGGGTCAAGATCAAATTCCATTCAAAGGAGAAGTCGCTTGAACTGCTTGGCAAATATATGAGCATGTTTAGCGAGAATATCAACATCGACGGCCAGTTAAAAACAGACAACGAGCTGGTGATCAAGGTCGTGCAGGTGGATGGCGTGGGGGCGCCGGCGGAGGAGGCGGAGGAGGCAGAGAAGAAATAAATGGAAAGAAAAAATAAACCCCTTAAAGGGTTGGAATTAATTTCCAGCTATTTTATAGATAAATTAAAAAATAGAACCAATGAGGTTGGATTATTTGAATTTGGCATTGATTCTGTTAGATTTGATTTAATAATGTTTCATTTTCATTTAATGAAATTGAGAGGATTTGAATTTAAAATAAATAGGGCAGATTTTTTAAAAGATAGAAACTCAGGCAAATGGAGAGGCTATCTTAAATATTGCAATACATTTACTTGGGTTTGTCCTGAGGGGTTGATTCAAAAAGATGAGGTTGAATCTCCTGCAGGTTTATTATGGATTGGGAATCAGAAAAAAATAGGATTTACAACATTTTATATAGCAAATCCTCAATGGATTAAAAGGCCAAAAAGAACAGAGATATCAAGAGAGATATTTGATAAAACTATTTGTCTTTTATTTGGTAGGGTTAAATTCAGAAAGGATGATTTTTTTTAAATAGGATAAATAATGGAGCTAAAAGTCAGCAGCTCTTTCTTTCCGCTCTTTGCCAGACAGGAAAGATACCTCGTTCTCTACGGTGGCCGAGGTTCCGGCAAGTCCGAATTTGCAGCACGGAAGACGCTGGCAAGATGCTGGACTGAGGGCAATCACCGGTTCCTGATTATGCGGAAAGTCCGCCGCTCGCTTCAAGGCTCGGTTATCGAGGTGTTCCTGACGCTCCTGAATAGCTGTGAGATCCGGCACGACTATAACAAGACAGACAGGAGCATTAAGTTTTACAATAGCCGCGGGCTGCCGAACGAGCTGCTTTTCGAGGGCATAGATGATCCGGAAAAAATAAAGTCCATAAAAAACATTACAAGCATCTGGCTTGAGGAGACGACAGAATTCAGCAAGTCCGATTTTATAACAATCGACCTGAGCCTGAGAGAGGAAACACCATCATACAAGCAGATCATCATGACATTCAACCCGGATGAGGCGCGCGGGCCGTGGATCAAGAACATGTTTTTCGATGGCATAGCAGATGACTTCACGGGGCCTGGCAGCATATCGGACTCCTATCTTCACCACAGCACGCTAAAAGACAATCCTGTCGATGCTGTCAAGGATGATTACCAGACCGTGCTTGACAGGCTGGACGACAAAACGCACATCAGCATATTTCGGCTGGGGCGCTGGGCGATTGCAAAGGGGATCATTTACCCATGGGATTTAGTACAGCTTCCGACGCCTGATTTTTCGTGGTTTGATGAGATTTTCTACGGTGTCGATTTCGGATACTCCGTTGATCCGGCGGTGCTTGTCAGGATATACCGAAAGTCTAATGAATTCTGGGCCGAGCAGTTGATTTATGAGCGAGGCTTGACAAATCCGCAGTTTGCACGGATCATGAAAGAGAACGGCATATCAGACACCGATGACGTATACTGCGATTCGGCAGAACCAAAGTCTATCCAGGAGCTAAAGGATAACGGCATAAATGCAAAGCCTGCAAGAAAGGGGGCTGATTCTGTTAAGGCCGGTATCGACTATCTCAAGAGCCTTACGATCCACATTGTTGATGGCGGCGATTACTGGAATCCCGATGAGAACATCTGGAAAGAGCGGTGCCTGTATAAGTGGAAAGAGGATAAGGATGGCAACGTGATTCCTGAGCCGGTCAGCAATTTCAACCATGGCATGGACGCCATCCGGTACGCCATTGACACACATTGCAGAGGACAGAAAGAGGCGTTCATGATGTTCTCGCTTGAAGACGCATATTAGGGAGGGATGAGATGGATATATTCAACACTAAAAAAATAGGAGACTTGAACAACCGGATAGAGGAGCTGACAGGACAGCTTAAACAGTACCAGACGTTCCTGATAGACGACGTTCTTACTGCACGCGCTGAGGATGCCAAGACATACAGAGGCAACGAGTACAGGAATTATACGAACGCCGTCAAAGAAATCTCCAACAAGTACAAAGGAAAGTCTGACTGGGGGGTATTCCAGACCGGAAACATTATCGACCTGAGAGCCGCCTTTATTATCTCAGAAGGCATAAACATAACCGGCGACAAAGCCGATGCTCAGAACGAGCTTGAGTTTGCAGAGGCTTTCCTTCAGTACAACGACCTTGACCGCGAAGTGCCGCAGGAGTTTGCAAAAGAGGCGGAGATAGAAGGTAAGATACTGCTCAAACTGGCATGGGAGCCGGTAAAAACCGACGGGAAAGAATCCGGCATGGTATCCGTGAGGTTCATTCCGTGGACGGTGAAAAACTATAAGATCGAAGCTGCTGAGGAAGATTATCTCCGATACGAGAAGGCCACATGGCGCCCAACCGGCGGCAAAGAGGAGACGCTTCTTGCGCCTGAATTCGTGTACAAGAAATTCGGCGGAAGGGTGTACGATCCTAACGATGCGCAGCCGAAGATCATGAAATGCCTGACGCAGGTCGAATACTTGGACAAGGCGCTCAGGGACTGGCGTGAGATTAACCGGCTTTTCGCGTCTCCGACTCCGCATATCGAGTGCGAAACGGCAGAGCAGGCGGCTAAGATCATGGACGAGATTAAGACTAATCCTAACTTCAAGATCAAGAAATTCCTTGCGCATACGGGGAAATTCTCATTCGAGGGGCCGGATATTCGCGGTATGCAGTCGCTTGAGAATGAAATACTGACGCTTGCCAAGATGATCTCCGGCACAACGGGCATTCCCGTCCATTTCCTGGGGCTTCCGGATCTGCTGTCTAACCGTGCGGTTGCATCCAACTTGGGTCAGCTCATCTTTGGTTCAACGTCAAAAGAGCGGCAAATCTGGCGCGGCGCATACGAAGAGTGTCTGGTAAAAGCCATGAATATGTATAACCAGAAAATGCTGGCACAAAAATCCACAAAGCTCGATCCGACAAAATTGACGGTTGACATACCGTTTCCGTCTGAGGAAAGCTGGCTGCATTTTGAGAAAGTATGGCTGCCGCTGTGGATGGCCGGGAAGATATCCGACGAGCTGGCATTGAGTCAGCTTCCGGGCATCGACCCTAAAGACGAGCTGGACAGGCAGGCCGCCGCTGAGGAAGGCGAGTTTAAAAAAGCGATGGCGGAGAACGAGGAGCTGCGGATGAAGCTGGCGGAGATAGAGGCGGGGGAAATTATCGAATGATAAAATTGGCTCTTGACAAATGCCGGTTTTACAAATATTTTAGAAGGAGAAAGAATGCCAAGTAAAAATTTTCATGTTTGTGATATTAACACAAATCTAAAAGTTGTTGGCTCTCAAATTAGAAAAAGTAATGGCAAAGAATATACCGTTAGACTTGGACTCCCTAAATCTGGCAAGGGAGGCTCCCAAGAATATGCTTATTATTATCCAAAAAAGTCCTGGACTGCCGCAGAGGCAAGGGCGCATTGTCGGGAGCATAAAGGCCGGTTCGAGGCTGCACTCCAGGAGATGGGGCTGAGGAGCTTCCTGCCGGACCTGGAAGACTACGGCTGCGGAGGAGATTAAAATGTTGATTGCAATAATTATTATCTGTTGGCTTGGATTTGCTATTGCAACAATGGGGGGATTTTTCGCTGATCTTCAAGATGAATATCCAACAATAGCTAAAAGCTGTAGGCGTATCGATATGTTTATTTCAATTATGATTAGCTTGCTTTTTGGTCCAGTTATTTTTTTTATTTTTTTGCTTAATACTAAATTTAAGCATGGATGGAGATTGAAATAATGGAAAAGAAAAAGCTTCAAATCATAACCATGCGGGATGCGCCGGTCAAGCCGGAAGGCATCCCGGAGATATCGAAACCGATAACTACTCATGATATTTTCAACCCTGAGGTGGAGTATCCAAAGAATCCACGTGAACCAGCAGGACCGATGATCACAACCGGAAATGTGGAGCAAATCAGGGAGCAGGCCGCAATGCGGGCCAGGATGGAAAAGGCGAGGGCTGCCAGGATGGAGAAGATCAAGCGGGAGCTTGAGGCGAAAGCAGAGGCTGAGAAAAAGAAAGAAAAAGCCAAGCCAAAGCCGAAACCGGTAAAAAAACCGGAATCTGAGACAAAGAAAGCTCCTGAGAGCGAGCCTGAGACAAAAACTGAGCCTGTGTCAATGCCAAAGGATACCAAAAAAGAGGTAAAACCTGATCCGCTGAAAGATGCTGTTGAGACTGAGATCAAAAAGACAAGCGTCAGGAAAAAATATACAACCAGGAAAAAGGAGAGCGAGGATAAGTAATGGCACTCAGACTGAGTTATGATGTAGGCGCAAAGCCCGGGCTTAAGAGGCACGTTCAAGGCTATATTCTCTTGGAGCTCCAGGAGATGGCCGCATCCGAGATGCTGAAACATATCCCGGCCGAGACGCACGCCAGGATAAAAAAGCAGGACCCGAACCCGGTTTACAGGGCGTACGTTGTGGCGCATGAGGGCTTGAGTCATGGTAAGATAGTCGGCGCAGGCGAGATGGTCAAGCGCTGGGTTCAATCGGCTATCCGGAAGATATTCGATAAGCTCAAAACCGGGCTCAAGCTTTTCCACCAGCATGGAAAAGACAATCGGCACGAAGGACGCACGCCGATCGGCGAGCTTGTCGGGAAAACAACATCATATATCAAGGACAAACTAACGGCTATTGCCATAGCGTATATCAAGCCGGAATACCGGAGCTTGCCGCTTGACGTTGCGTCAATCGAGGCAGACATTACGATACCGGATGGTGAGAAAATAACGAGCGTGAATGTCGAAAGCGTTACTGGTATTGCGCTTGGAAATTCAAACGTAAACAAGCCTGGGTTTGCCGGCGCTGAACTAATCGGTGAACTTCAGGCATTTGTTGATAACCAATCTGCAGGGAGGAGATTACAAATGGCAGATGTGGACAAAATCACTATTGACGAGTTGAGAAAACTTGTCAAAGAGGAAAAAATCAAACCTAGTGACATTTTTGTCATTGAGGACTTAACTGAGGATTCAGCCGTAAAGGGTTACGTCAATGCTCAGGTGAAAGAGGCGGTCGCCGGTGAGTACTCGCACAGGAAAAGAACAGACAAGAAATTCGATGAAAAAGAGCAGGAATGGGAGCGAGAGAAAAAAGAGCTTGAAGATAAAATATCAATGCTCACAAAAACTGCGGCCACATCAAAGGTTAGAAGTCTTTTTGACGAGGCGAAAGAGAAACGGGAGCTTTCAGAACAGCAGATTAAATTTGTTGAGAAGAGGCTGACAACGTTTGAGCCGAAAGAGCTTGAAAAGATTGATGACGAATTTGATAAACACCTTGATTCTGAGCTTGACGAATTCAAAGAGTATGCGCAGACTTTCGGGATCGATGTCGATCAGTCAAATGATGGCGACGGCAAGAAAGAAGAGCCGAAAATAAAAGCTGACGCCAAGAAAGAACAACCGATAGACATCGATAATCCTTTTCTGCCGCCTCTCGACTGAATCTTCGAGGCCAACCGTTTAACCATCTCTGTCTCCGGACTGGATAGAGAGTGGACAAAATCCAAAACAAGTCCAGAGGTATAGATGCCACAACATATCAGAACAGCTAGACCGTCTGGAGACAGGCGGGATTTCACCTGGACTGTTGATCTATCGCTTGGAGCCACAGAAGGTAAGATCTACAAGGTAAACGACACATTCGGGGTTGCGTTTCAAAACGCTGACTTCGGTGACGATGTCGCCTTCACCTATCACTGCGAGAAGATTATGCTTGAGAAAGCAGCTGTTGCGATCAACGCAGGTGAGAAACTTTATCATTCAGGAGTTGCCGAGACTGCCGTTACAAACGTATATGCTTCCGGTCTCTACTGGATTGCGATAGCTGTTGAGGATGCAGATGCTGGGGATGCGAAGGTCAAAGCAGACCTCAAGGGTGACAAGGCCAGTCTTACTGAGCCGCTGTAACGGAGGAAGATAATGCAACTACAATATTTCAGACAGCTTGAAAAATTTGACATTGAGAACGAGGCACACAGGAAGAACCTTTTTAAGGCGCTTCAAATGTTCATGGCGCTCCCGGACCTTTTCATTCCTGAGAAATTTATGGGCAACGATGAGGAGTCTGCCTATTTCCGGAAAGCCAAAGTCCAGTATCTTGAGGAAAAGTCGAAACTGAAAGCAGCGGAGATTCAGGCATTCGGAAAGCCTTCCGATTTCCCTGCGTCCGTGCTTCCGGTTATCGAGAAATTCCATGCGGTGCCGGACTATGACAGAGCCTATGAGCAGATTTTCGACATCCGGAACTATGCCGGTTCAAAGCGCAATGGGTTCGAGGTAGGCAATGTAACATCAGGGCTGACTTTTGAGAAGGCTCAGCAGGGCGTTCCAATCCAGGTCTATCAGATGTCAGGCACGAAAGCAACCTGTCATTTCGACCTGTACGGGGGCGCACTTTCCTGGTCACGGATTCTTTTCGATGACGAGGATTGGTGGACGATCGAGGATAATGCGAAAGCATTTGTCGCTGCCGCATACTCTGTGAGAGCGCAGGCTTTTTATGCGCTGATCGAGGCGGTCGGCGATGCGAAGGGATGCTGTGAATGGGTCGCAGCTCCTGGCGGCTGCAACGACTGCGATGCCACAGCCTGGCGAGATGCGCTGTCCATGAATCTGGCCGCAAGGACAATTCTAACAGCGAACAGAAACAAGGGCTATGGCTTGAATCAAGATCCAGGTATGATCGTGCTTACGCCGCTGCGTCTGAGAGGCAGAATCCGGCGTGCAATGGGGCTCAATCTCCAGCAATTCGTTGGCAGTCCTTCTGTCACGGACTGGAATTTCACGCACATTACATCTCTGATGCTTGGCAATCCAAACAGGTTCTATGTTATCCTACCGAAGAGGCGACTCAAAGGCGGATACAGAATGGACTTGAGCCTGTTCAGCGACTTCGACATCCTGACCTATGCCGACGTGCAGGCAGGGTGGATGAGGTATGGAGGCTGCATCGGGGATACCGATCAGATCGAGTGCGTTGAGGTTGACCTGGAGTCTGGCTCCTGCTAAGAGGCTAAAGAGAGGCCCTTAACCGGGGCTGACTTTTTGCTGTTGGGAGGGGCTGGACTTTGTGTCTGGCTCCTCTCAATTTCTTACGATGGAACTAAACCAGATAACTATGCGGAGCCCTATCGTCAGGGCCAGGATGAAGGGCGATTATCCGGTACGGGTGCCGGACAATCCGCTATATGATGTGTTGCCTGATAAATCCTGGCAGGGGCAGCGCTGTTTTATCCTCGGCGGCGGTACATCGCTTGACGGGTTTGATTTTGAAAGGCTCCGCGGCGAGCGGGTTATCGCCATAAACGCAGCGTTTAGATTCTGTATGTTTGCCGATATCCTTTTTTTCATGGACAAGGCGAATTTCTATATGCCTGCGGTAAAAGGCAAAATGAACGAGGGGATAAAAAAAGCATGGGATGAGTACCAGGGATACAAGGTCTTTCTCGATCTCCTGCAAAAGAGGCATATTCCGGGCTGTTATGAACTATATGCCAATACCTCTATAACCGAGGGCCTGACATCGTCCATGAGGAAAGGGCTTGTGCATGGGAATAATTCCGGCCATGGAGCGCTGAACCTGGCGTATTGCCTTGGAGCTAATCCGATATATCTTTTGGGTTATGACTTTTATTTTGCAGGTAAGCGTTCGCATTTCCATAAGGCGTATCCAGTATCACTGGGTGAGGCGTCGTTTAGGAGTTTTGTCAAGCATTTCAGGAAGGCGTCGGAAATACTGAGGCGTGCAGGTGTACAGGTCTATAACTGTAATCCAAAATCACGGCTCAAGTATTTCGAAATTGCGAATATCGACGAGGTCTTGAATGGATAAGCAAGGTAAAGCCTGGGGCGAGACTACGAAGATATTCTCCGACCAGAGAGTTGAGGTGCATTTTCTGAATATCCAAAAAGGCGGCTATTGCTCGGAGCATAAACATGCCTGGAAAACGAACCTGTTTTACGTTATCGACGGCGAACTGCTTGTCCGGTTCTGGCGGAAGGGCAACAAGGTTGACGAGACTATTTTAAGAGCCGGTGAGAGCATGGTTATCCCGACGCACATCTGGCATCAATTCGTAGGGCTTACAGACTGCCGGTGTATCGAGATATACGAGACAGGACTCTGGACGGCGGATATTGAAAGGCGTGTTGAGGGAGGCAGAAATTTCGGCAAAATAAAAGAGCCGAAAAAATCAGAGGAGCAGGATGACCACATCTAAATTCGTTGTCTGCTCTTATTTTACAGCCGGCACAGGCTATGAGAAAGAGGCCAGGACGTTAGAGGCGAGCCTGATCCTCCATGAGATTTGGCCGTACCATATCGAGAGAGTCAAGAATTTCGGCACATGGCAGAAAAATACGCTTTACAAAGCAAGGTTTATCCTTCGAATGATGATGAAATTTCCCGGTTATTCGGTTGTTTTTACAGACGCTGACTCTATGTTTCACTCCTATCCGCAGCTATTCGGGGATATGAACGGCGTTGATTTCGGCTGCCATTACAGGGACTGGCATGCAAGGCGGGGCGAGCTGTTATCTGGTACGCTCTATATTGCCAATAATTCGAGGATGAGGCGTATTGTTTCAGAATGGATCAAGGCAAATAAGAACCGTCCGCACATGCTTGAGCAGAGAAACCTTGAGTCCGTTATCAGGGAGAACGCCGGAAAGATCAACATCCACCGGCTGCCTATCGAGTACTGCTGCATATTCGACGATGAGAATCGGCGGAAAATAAGACCGATTATCGAGCATTTCCAGGCATCGAGACGTTTAAAGGGGTCGGTATGAAGCCAGACAGGGTTATATGGCCGGACACAAAAGAGAGGCCAAAGACTCTCTATCTGCTTGAAGGGTTGAGGCGGATGGGGATTGAAATCGTAAAATCAAAGCACTGGATAAAAAAACTCAGGCCGAGATCAAACGCCAGAGGGCCGTATGTCTATCCGATAGAATTCCATTACGGCACAAAAAAGCCTCTAATCCTGTATGACATCAACACTATTCCTAGGATGTTTTTCAGTAACCTCATGGCTCCGGGACGCTTTTATTTCAAAACGCACTTACATCTTAAGGACAGGCACAAGTTTTCCAGACTTTTCGTTGCTCCGAATTCGCCGTCTGATCCTGCGCTGTATCTCAAACATCTTGAACCGCTGCGCATAATACGGGACAGGAAAAAGTATGATTATGATTTTCTTTTTCTCGGCTGGCACGACGACAACGGTTTGAGGATGCGGTGTGTTAAAACTGCGCTTGCTCAGAAATGGGACTCTTATGCAGGGCTAATGCCATTCAAGCATCATACAACGGTGCCGGAAAAACTCAAAATGGGAAGGCTTCCATATATTAATCACCTGACTTTTCAGGCGAAGACCAGGCTAAACCTTGCGCTTCCTGGAGGCCGGCAGCTTCCATACTGCTCATTCCGTCACATAGAACTCTGGGGCATTGGCGCTGCGGTGTTGACGGTTAAGCCGGACGCTGTACTGCCTGGCGATCCTGACGGCTGCTGGATCGAATTCAAGCGTGATATGTCGGATTTTGTGGATGTTGTCAATTACTACATTCGTCACGATGACGAGCGGGAGGCTGTTGCACAGAAAGGCAGAACGTATTTTGATGAGTACTTGGCTCCCGAAGCCAATGCGGGATATATTTGCAGGATTATACATGAGAGGATTACACGATGAGCATAAATGTTATTATACCGACATTTGACAGGATGCGGCTTATACAAAGAACGGTTGACTCTGTATTTACAAGCTCCTATAAAAAGACAAAGATAACCATTGTTGTTGATGTCAATAAGCAATATTATGAGCGGCTAGAGGAAGTCTATGCCAAAAATAATAAAGTCAAAATATTGTTCAACGAGAAAAGGTTGGGCTGGCCGAAAAGCCTTAACAGGGTTTTAGCTGCAACCGATTATGAGATATATATCTATGGCGCAGACGATATCTATTTTCATAAGCAAACAATCGAACATGCAGTTAAAATGCTCGATAAGCTGTTCTGCGGCGATGGCGTTATCGGTTTCCAGCAGAATCTTAACCATTTCTGTCCTGCAGCGTTTGGTATGTTTGGCAGACAGTGGGTCTTGAGGTTCCAGGATAGGCAGGTTTTTAATCCTGCTTATGTCCATTTCTGCGGCGACTCGGAGCTGTGGCATTATGCTAAACAGATCAACCGGTTCTTTCTCTGCAAGAAATGCAGGGTTGATCATGCAAGAATACGGGACAGGTGCAAGGCTGTCGCACAGAAGACGCTTGAGTCTGACAGGCGGATATGGAGGCCGAGAAAGTCGGCGCAGCGGTTCTGGCCGGAGTATTCATGATGATCGAATATCCTGATTTTCTTATTATCGGCGCTGCCAGGTCAGGTACATCGTCTCTTCACCGGAACCTGGAGTCGCATCCTCAAATTCTAGGCCCAAAGTTTCTTACCGGTAATAAGAAAGAAGCTCATTTCTTTGATAAGCGCTCCAAATATAATCAAGGTCTTTCATGGTATCTTGGTCTCTGGCCCCACACTAAAGGAGTCTTGAAATTCGAGTCAACGCCGAATTATCTCTATGTTTACGAAGTCCCGTGGAGAATAAAAGAATCGCTTCCGAATTGGAAGCGGCTCAAGTTTATTGTTATGCTGCGTGATCCTGTAAAAAGAGCCTGGAGCCATTTCTATCACTGGCGTGAGAAGCACCGGCTCCCTCCGGACGCATTGATGGATGCTGAAACCGACTGGGTGAGAAAGGGATTGTATTTTGAGCAGCTTAAACACTGGCATGATAATTTTGAAAAAAAACAATTTCTCATAATCAAGTCTGAGGATTTTTATGCCGATATTAAAAACGTGATTTTAGAAGTCCATAAATGGCTCAAGGTACAGGCGATATATATAACAAATCCTATATATTTCGATCCTAAAAAAAATAACAAACATAAGAAAAGCAGGTATCCTGCTGTTCCGGAACATATCAAAAGCTGGCTTTCAGAATATTACAAGCCTCATAATGAGAGGCTGTTTGAATATCTTGGTAGAGAGTTTGAGGATTGGCTGTGAAAATATTTATAATCGGGATGCACAGATCAGGCACAAGCCTTGTTACCGGACTGCTCCACAAATGCGGACTCTATCTTGGGAATAATTTGCTGATGGGGGCAAAGGATAATCCTAAGGGCCATTTCGAGGATAGGGAGTTTATCAGGATCAACAACAAGATATTATTTTCAAATTTCGGCGACTGGAAAAGGCCGCCGGAGAGACTCGTATATAAACAACATATAATAAATATGGCGAAATCGTTCTTTTCCGGCTTTCCGGAAGACAGGATCTGCGGCTTTAAAGACCCTAGGCTGTGCCTTACGTTTCCTTTTTGGCATCACATCACAGAGCTGGAACCTGTGAAAGTCGTTTTTGTCCACAGGCCGGTCTCTGAGATCGCCGCCAGCTTGAAAAAAAGGAATAACATACCTTTGGATAAAGGCAAAAAACTGGCAGAAACGTATATATTAAGAGCAGAAAAAGCCATAGAAAACGCAGGAGTTTGGACAACCGATGTCTATTTTCACGACTTTTTTAGTCCCGGATGGAAAGTAAAGCTCTGTTATCTCTGTTCTATCCTGGGTTTGGAATATCCAAAAAATCCATCCAAGCTGATAAAGTTTGTTGATGAAAGACTCTGGCATCATAGGGAAGGACAATCTAATGCCTGATAAAATTCAATTCGTTGTTGTTTCCTGGCTCGATGCCGAGCGGTTTATCGGAGTCTCTAAGAAACGGTTTGCTATCAAGGTTCGCTCTGAGAAATGGGTCAAACGAAGATGCAGGATATTCAAGCAGTTTACACTACAAAGCCTTCTTAACCAGTCGTTTGATGATTTCAGGATATGGCTCTATTGCGGTCAGACGTATAGAAACATAACATCAAGTTATGATTTTGGAGACAGGGTTGAGGTTGTTTATGATTACGGAAAAAGCCGGATAGAGGAGCTTCAAAGCCAGTGGTTATCTCTAACGCGGATAGACTCAGATGATTGCTTTCACAAAGATGTGATGCTTGAGGTTAGAGACAGGACTGTCATGGCGAATCGCAAAACGACGATGGGGTTCCGCGATCTCATACAATGGAATATCCTGCATAATTTCGTATCGGATATCAGGATAATCGTTTCTCCGTTCACGACTCATTGCTGGCCGAGGTCGCAGTATAAGAACTGGCAGCGGTTATGCAGGGAACAATTCGGAGCATACAGGAATCCACAGCAGCGGCTGAGTCCGAGAAAGGTCTGCATCATCCGGCATATGGACAATGTAACATGGAATCGTATCGGAAAAGATCCGGCAAGCAGGCGGTATTTTCTGGAAGAGAAAGCAAAGAGGAATAATTTCATAACCAACAGAGGCAAGATTGTCGGCATCCTTAAAGACTATGGGATACGGCCAGAGCAAGTGCCTGGAGGAGATAACTAATGGCGGACTTTTGGACTTACTGGCGGACGCGGGCGAAGAGGAGGAAAAAGCAGATAACCAGTAATATCAAGGAACTTAAAAATTATGAGACGCTGCTGTATATCGGAGCCAACAAAGACAGGCTTGAGATGATTGATCTGTTTTATGATTGGAATTACAAGATCGATGTCTTAGAGGTTTGGGAACCAAATGTTGAAGAGCTGATTGAACTAAATGAGAAATACGGGATTTTCAGGAAAATTATCCATGCGGATATCATGAATAATGGCATAGAAGGCATGCTTGACAGCTACGACGTTGTTATGTTCTGGCACGGGCCGGAGCACGTGGAGAGAAAAAAGCTGCCAAAACTTATCGGGAGGCTTGAATCTCTGGCGGCGCATTATGTGATCATGGCGGCTCCTATCGGTAAATATGTGCAAAAAGAAGTTGACGGGAATCCATACGAGAGGCATCGCAGTTATTTGAACGTGAAAGATTTTAAGAGATTTGGTTATAAAATCGACTGCATAAGAAAAGATAAGCCAAGGGGATCAAATATGGTTGCATGGAAGGAGATGCGTTGATAATAGAAAAAAGCAAACCATGGCTCGTTCCGGATTCTGTGATATTCCTGGATGCGGTCTTGACTTCCAATTCCAGTGTTTTAGAGGCTGGCGCCGGCGCTTCAACAATATGGTTTGCCAAGAGAGTAAAAAACGTACTCTCATTTGAGCACGATAAATCCTGGTATGACAATGTGAAAGAGACGCTTGAGTATCATGGGATTGAAAACGTTGATCTCAGGCATGATCCGGAATATCCGAAAAAAGGGCTTGCTGTCGAAGGATTGTTTGATGTGATTCTTATTGACGGGCGGGGCAGGGTAAAAACAGCAATGAGTATTTTGCGCAATCTAAAGGCCGGCGGGTATCTAATTCTTGACAATGCCGAGCGTGCAAAATATGATAAAATCATAAAGGCGATGCGAGCACTGAAATATCCATCAATAACTTTTAAGGAGAAA